GGTCATAATCGCTCGCATGGACGGAACTACCTCAAGATTAGTCACAGCGTCCTGTAGCTCCTTACGAAGTTCAGGAGGAACAAGATAATTGTGTTTCTTTTGTAGATGTCCTTCCATGAAGTCAAAGTAACGATTGACTGTTTCAGGCCAATGCTCACGCCGACCTTGATCATCCAAGTACCGCGAATAACGTGACTTGGCAATGTAAGTTTGATACGGGGTCATTAAAATTCCTTCTCTAGTTGTTCTTGTTTGTCTTCAATTAGGTCTTCAAACCTATCTACAATATCGTCACTCTTCAAGTCTAAAAGCTCTAGAAGCGTTACTTCATCCAAAGACTTTAGACGATCTTTCAAATCATTAAACGTTAGTGTCATACTTGTCAATCTCTCGCTGAAGATAGAACGCTGCTTTCTTCAGGTCTTCAAGTCCGTTCTTTTGCTTATGTCGTGCAACATACTTGATTACGTTGGATAGTCTGAAGTTCAAGTTCCAGGCTTCGATAGCATCAATAGGCTGTACACTGCTATAGTTATAGTGCTTAGGCTTATTTACCTTGTCTTCTACCGCTTCCTTGGCAACTTCATCAGTATAGACATCACTAGCAACCCACATTGTAAACTGCTTGCCACTCAGCGTAAAGCACATATCGCATACAGCATGGTTAGGCTGTCGTTGTGGGCCGTAGAAGCAAGTACTACAGGATTTGTTTGAGGACATCTTTGGATTCTCCAAGCGTTCCCTTAGCAGAGGACCAAGTTGCACAGGAGCCACATTGGTATCGCTGGTACTTGCCTGCTTTCGTGTGATTGTAACCACGCTTTTTGACATCTTTACTCCCACAAGTAGGACATACATGGTCGGTGTCTGAGTGCACACCACGATTAGGATGGTTCTTGATCCACGGAAGGAACCGCTTGTACACCTTCTCAAGCAACAGAACATCTTGGACATTGTATGCCTGCATACGATTCCAGGCTTCCTTGTCCTTGTTCATGCACTTAATCCATAGCTCAAAGCCCTCGTGAGACACTTTCTGTCCAAGCCCCAGCGCACGACCAACATAGTCTAGTTTGTTGCTGGGGAACCTGAACTGCTGTCGTGCTGTACGAAGAAGATCAATCTGAGCATACGGACTAGGTGGAGACATTCCAGCCTCAAGAAACTCCTTGTTGAGTGTAGGAATGTCGAATCTAGAACCATTGTAGTGAACTACTGCGTCAGCCTCGTCGAGCAGCTTATGGATGCGCTGTAGCATTTTCTTGCGCCCGCCCATGATGCCGCTAAACATGACATCTTCCTGATCAAGCCACTTAGCAGCCCAGCACAGCATTGCGCTAGAGTCCACGATCTGACTGATACTGATGTTTTGCTTCCAAAGACCCCAGACATACGCAGTGTTTGGTGCTGTTTCAATGTCAAGAAGAAGAATCTTCATAAATTTTATCTCGGAGAGTAGTCTTGAATGTATATTCCTTATATTGTACTTGATCCTTTAAGGAATATCCATAAACACTTCCTAAGAAATCAAGGAACTGATCAACTACATCCATCCATGATACAGCATCTTCATTAGTTACATTGAAATTAATTGAACGGTTATCGCCATTAAAGTGGAACCGATAATTACTCTTGTCGTCTTCAGTATCAAACATTTTGAGCCTCCATTACATTAGGAAAGTGTTTCCAAAGTTCTTCTTCGCACATCAGTGCAATCTCTCGGTGTTCCTTCTGAGTTTCCACACCGGTCCTGATTTGGATATAGTGCAACCAACTACGAAGTGTACCATTCATATACATTTTACTGGTCGTTAACCCTTCAGGAAGCACCTTACGAGCTACTTCTTTGGCTATTCCGATATTCAGTGCATTCTCATAAGCAGTCTTAGCAGCCTTCAATACGTTGCTTTGTTGCTCTTGCCAGAATCGCATCAGTTCACGATCCTCAACGGGTAGACTGTTTTGCCTATTCTTTTCATCCTGCATCCTAGCCTCTGAGAACTCATAACCGTCTGCTACAGCATACCGTTGGCTAAACTCCTGGAAGGAAAAGCTACGATGCCTTAGAATCTGTCTTGCGATGTCACGAGTGCATTCAATTTCCATGCAAATGTTGACCATTTCAAATGGACTCCAGTGCTTATGCTTGATCAGATACTTGATTAGCGGGACATACTTCTCATTCGCTTGATTGGCTGGATTCGACACCCTCGCCATGTACGCTATCATCTTCTCCGCTTCCGGAGTCTTCCATACTGTCTTTACTGACGGCATATTTCATTCCTTCTTTGATTCCATTCTTTAGACCTTCAATGATAGCAAATCGAATCAGCGCTTCTCGTTCCCATTCATTAAGAGTAAAGCTGTAGTCTGCACTTCCGTCTTCATTCTCCCGAATCTGCGTCACTTCCATTGTATGTGCTCCTAATAAAATCTTTAAAGTCTGAATACGGCATATAGTATTCAAGAAGAGTTACAAATGCTGCTTCAAGACGAATATTATTTACGATATCTTCTGCATGTCGTACCCAGGCAGAGTCACGGACAGTATTTAGACCATCTTTCAATGCATCTAAAAGAAACTGGTCTAATGCTTCATTCGGAATGTCTATTTTCATTGTATACCTTAAAGAAATAATCAGCATCCACAACCACCAGAGGCTTACACTGATTCTGTTTGATAACTACAAGAGGCTCATAAGTTCCATGCGTAGCTGCCTGACGATAGAAGTCATACACAGCGATCTTTGCATGAGACTTGCATTCGATCTGAAATGGATAAATCTTCCGAGCAGCCGGAGACAATTTGACATCAGCGCCGCCTGCACCCATGCTGGTGCTTACAACATCGTCAGGTTCAAGTGTTGGAGCATATTCCAACATCTTCTTAGCTGTCCATTGTTGTAGCAGCCTGCCTTTGTTCTTTGCACTACTTGGTTTCATTCATAGTCCTAGTGTACTGATGTAACAGACCACCAAAAGTGTCAACAAACTCTTCATCGTGGTTTGTCTTACCCATCGTAAACAAGATAGCATGTACGAGTTCATGGTAGAAGGTAGCCTGTTGCGCCTGTTCTGGCAAAGATGCCCTAATCTTGATCGTGTGCGTTTCAGGATCACAGAGGCCCATTTCTGTCATGTGTGCTACTGCTAGGATTGTCCACTTGCATCCTGCGAGGTCAAAGGAGGCAACCACATTTGATCCGGAGTCCTGCGAAGCCACAACAGTTGTCCGTTTTCCAGGAGTCTTTCGTGTGGCAAGTCGTTCTTTTGGTAGGTTTTCCATACGGCCTCATACAGTTCTTGTTCAGTTTTACATTCACTAAGTATCTTGTTTGCCTTGACTGGGCCGATACCGTGAATGCCCTCAATGTTATCTGTCCTGTCCCCTGTCAGCATCTGCTTATAGAAGTTTCGTAGTCCTTCAAATTCAGTGACCGTGTACTTCTCGCATTTGACAGGATTGTAATGAAGCCCTGGAAGCTGATCCAAGTCTTTGTCAACATGAACAATCCAAGCGCTTGGGTTTTCCGTGGAAGCGATACCGACAGCATCGTCAGCCTCCTCGCCATCAGTCACGAGTGCACCTAAACGCTTGACTAAGACATCACGAAGATAATCGTAATGCTTAGGCTTCTTCATGTCTTTGCGGTTGCCCTTATACGGAACAGTCTTAGCTATGTCATACCTATAGTTAGACTTGCCGGTGATCCATGCTTTGTAGTCCTCGCACTTGAGGTCAATATAAACAATGTCAGTGAACCACTCGACAAGCCTAGCCCTAGCAACCCCTTCAGACGCATCTTCTGATGCGAAAGCAATTCTGTACACGAAAAAATCAGCGTCCAAAAGAGCCAGACTAGGTTTAGAGGACATCTTCCGTTTCTTCCTTCAAGGCACCTTCAGGATTATAGGTCTTCAGTTCCGTAACAATCAGCTTTTGAATGCTCGGAGCAGCGCCAAATTTAGCAGACATCTTGTGACGATATGAAGACACCAGGGCAACAACCTTAGTACCGTTACCGATCTTCTTGATGTCTACAGGATTACCGTCTTCATCGACAGGCTCAAATACAAACTTAGACTTGCCAACGATAAACTTGCCCATCGTATCCTTGTTCTTGATCTTGATGCCCAGTTCCTCTAGGGCCTCAGCAGCCTTGTCAGACAGCATACCAAGGGTGCATTCGTACTTGGTGTTGTCTTCGTTGAACTTGGTGTTGAACTCTGCCATCCAGTTAGCCCAGAAAAGCTCACCAGCAACGCGAACAGGCTTGTTATCACTACTCATTTCATCTTCCTTTCAGTTTTACAATGGTGCGGCTGGCGGGACTCGAACCCACACAGCGAATGCTGGGAGATTTTAAGTCTCCTGTGTCTACCAATTCCACCACAACCGCGAGAGAACAACTATTGTAGCACCATATTGTCAGGAATGCAACTGTTTTCTTCATAAATTCCTATAACGTGTAGGGCTTCTATTAGAAGATGCTTTGCCTGATCATAGTTCAAATTCTGTGAAATCTTTAGCTCGAATCCCTCCGATGTTGCTTGAATGATGACAATGCCTTCAGGAACATCGTCAGTGTGTTTCGCGCCAGTTTTTGCCAATCTTGTACTCCCCGTCTAGTGGACATCGTAGCTTAAAGTGTTCCCCTGCTTCGATGATGCTCAGTCGTGCAGCCTTGCCTGCTTCGTCGGCAACACCAGCAGCACACTCAAACTGAAACTCATCGTGAACATTGGCTACGAGCTTTACTGGCCATTTATTTTTCTTGATCTTGTCATGAAAGATACATAGTGCCTTCTTCATCACGATAGCGCCAGCGCCTTGCAAGAGGCTGTTAAGCGCTGCGTGTTCAGAACGCACCCATATCTTACGACCATCAAGCCCCGGTACAAAGCCCTTGCTTGCAAACTTGGATACCTTATCTCGTAGTGCTTTGAGTGCCGGAGTCGCATTAAGGAAGGAAGTTGTAAGTCTTTCACCGTCCTTTGCCGACCCACCAACGATAGAACCAATCTTCGATGGCCCCGCCCCGTAGAGGAAAGCGTAGATGAACGTCTTTGCTTGATCCCGTGTCTGTAGTCCTGCTGCTTTTTGATTCTTCGTGTGGACATCAGTTCCGTCCTTGGAAGACCCTTCCACAACCGTCTTGACATAATCATCATCCTTCATGTAATGCGCTAACATCCGAAGTTCTAGTCCCGATGCGTCACAGCCTACCAGGACATTGCCATCTGCAACAGTCCAGCACTGACGACACTCAGGGCCATAGACAGACCCTGCATTAGGAATCTGTGCCATGTTGGGGCTTTGGTGCGTCATACGGCCTGTCACAGCACCGTTAGTGATCACCTTACCATGCACACGGCCATCAG